GAGCGCGCCGCGCCCGGTCTGCCGATTCGCTGGCGGTACCTCCCCAGGTCCGTGATCCAACGTGGTCGGCAGGCCGCGGGCGGTTGCGCGCGGGGATCAGAAGGGCAAATCGTCCTCTGATACCGCGAACGGGTCAGCGTTAGCAGGTCGTGCCGCGAACGGTGACGCCGCCGGTTGTGCCACCACAAATTTGCTACCGCCGCCGCTCTTTGGCCGAGCGATGATCGCCGCCGCCGTGTCGCCGTAGTTGTTGACCTCAGCGAGGACAGACGCCTGCTGACCGGTTAGCGTTTGCCGGATATGGTCAAGCCATGTCTGCGGCTCGGTGAGGCCCGCTTGGGTGCAGCCAAACTGTTTGCACCGGATCTGCGCCGCCTCCCATTGCGGCACTTTGCGCGCCTTGTCGTTTGGATCGCTGACCATGGCATTGGTCAACCACCAGACGCCCGTGATCGTCCCACGGTCGGACACATCAACGGTGATCTGGAGTCCAGGCGTTCCCTTGGTCGGGCTTTTGATGTACTCGACGCCTTTGATCGCGCCCGTGTACCACTGTCCGTTCTTAAACATCACGCCACCACCTTCGCTGGCACCAGCGCGGCTTCGAGTTCGTCGAGCTTGCTGGCCGACTTCGCTTCCGTCGCCGCGATGACATCGTCCATGGTGATTTCGCCAGCATCGTACACCTGCGCGCCGACGACGTGCGGGGCGTACCAGCGGTGGAAGTTAGAAATCACGCGGGCAAACAGCATGTTTTTCGGCACCTTGTCGTAGTTGCCGACCTTGTTGTTTCCGCGCGAGTTCTGCACCCATCCGGCCTTCTCGGCGTCCTCCATCGTGATCGTGACATCCAGCGGCTTGCCGTCCACGTCGGTCATGCCGTCGCCCCGGTAGTAAAACCGCAACGTGCATTGCTTGTCCGTGTGGACCACCGGACGCCACGAGTATCCGGCCTGCGCCAGGAACGTGGCGCGCGCCCCGGCGGACAACGCGGGCTTGCCGCCGATGATGTGGATGAGTTGCAGCGACAGCGCCGCATTAAGCCCGAGGTCGCGGCCCATTGCAATCGCGTAGGCGTTCGGATCAGTGCTGTAGGTCTGCGCCGTCAGCCGGTCTGACTTGGCTAGGTCGGCCTGGCTCCGCGCCGTGGCGTCTAGGATGTCATCCAGGACACTCTTCTGTTTCAATTGTGCCGGCGCTTGTTCCGGCGTCACTTGTTGGGTACTCACTTCGTTGCTCCTTTGATTTTGAACAGCTTCAACGGGCGGCTGACGCTGACCGTCAGCACATCCGCATAGACTTCTGGGTACTTCGTTTTGAATCGCTCGGTGTCGATACGCTGTGTTTCCTGCGGGCTAAACTTCACGTATTCCCCGCTCCCGGCGTCGGCCACCGCATTGACTCCCATCAGCGCCTCAATACCGAGCCGATAGGCTTCGTCTTCCGAATTAGGGTCGCCGGTCCGCAGTTCTTTCAAGCTGGCTGCTACCTTCTTTTCCAGGTCTTTCAGCCGCCGATAATCATTCATCAGCTTCGGCAACCCCTCAATCTGCACCAGCCCTTGGTCGCTAACCGCCGACCATTCGTCCATTTGGCACGTCGGCTCCCACTGACAGGACTCACACCGCCCGTCGCGCTCGGTGAGCCATGGCGGCGCAATGCGCTGATCTACGGCGTGGTGCATAAACCAATCGACCTTTTCCGCCACCGACGCCATTAGGTCAGGCCGCGCGTCGATCTCGAACAGGTCGAGCTGCCCCGTGTCGCGATTCAGCGCCGCGATGCACGCCCAGGACCACTTCAGGACTCGCATGTACCACTGCACCTGCATCAGATAGCCCGGCGGTACGCCGTCGCGCTTCCAGTCCCAATAAGCACGGTCGCTCACGGTCTTGATTTCGAGTACGCCCGGCCCGCGCTCTTGTCCTACAATGGCCCGGTCAACCCGTTGCAGTTCGTGCCCGTTCGCGGTGGCCCGCTTGCGCCGAATCTTCCAATCTGGCCGCAGTTCTGCGACCATTTCGGCGATGCCGTCCTCCATCAACTTACCGGCCACAATCGGCCCGGTTATCTTGAAGGCCCGATCAGGCGCCGCGCCCGTCTTCTGGTACCACAGCCGGCGCGCGCAGCCGTAGGGCTCCAAGCCTAGAATATGCTGAACGTCCGTGCCGCCGATAAAGCCTTGGCGTTGCGCCGGATCTTGCGAGACTTCCGGCACGTGCGCCGCCAGCGCGTCGAAGCGTTCGGCGTGGATGAATTGCTCACCCATGGAACACCGCCCAAACCTTGACGCCCAGCGCAATCACGTTGAGCCCAAACG